CCGATCCGGTGCCGGCAGCTACACTGCGCGTGGAGGGAGACGGCGCAGCGAGGTGCTGCGAAATGAGCGCGAGCGTTTCGAGTTGATCGAGCGGCGACTGCGCGAGCACGCGCGGGAGCTCGCCGGGAAATTTTTGGAAGTAGTAGAGGACGTCGGCGCCGGTGCGGTGTTCCCAGACCCAGCGGTCGATTAGCGAGCCTTGCGGAATCGCGGAGGGCGCATTGAGCGCGACGTCGTTGAAATCGGGATACCGTTCCTGCGCGCTCGCCACCTTCTGTTGGAACGTCTGCGCGAACTGGCGCTCGGCCTGCTGCTGCTGCTGCTGCTGTTCGCGGCGCCGGTAGGTCCAGTCGGCCATCGCTTCCGCGTGCCGCTCGACGGCCAGGTTGTAGTCCTCGTCGGGCTTCAACTGGTCGATGAAGCCCTGGAGCCTAGGCGCCTGCGTCGGCGCATTGGCGGGTGGCGCGGCGGGCCGCGGGGCGGGTGCGGGCGCCGGCGCGGCGCGGCGCAGCGACTCGAGTTCGGCTTCGCGCTCGCGCAGGCGCTTGGTTAATTCGTTGATGCGGGGGGCGTCGGCCGGCGTGGCGGCGTGGCTTTTCGCGCGCCGGCCCTTGAAGCGGCCCTGTTCATCGCGCTCGCCCGCCGCCGGCTCGGCGCCGTCTGCGCTTGAGGTCGCGGACGGCTCTGGAGCGTCGGCGGCGGGCGCGTCACGGTCGTTCTGCCCGTGGTATTGGGCTTCGTGGTCGCTCAGCGACAGTTCGGCCGGTTCGGCGGGGGGACTGCCGGCGTCAGCGCTGGGAACCGGGAGCTCGTCGGCCACGGATGGCCTGTAGTCTGCGCCCAGCGCGGCGGTAGTGTCAAGGATTTGACGGCGTCAAGAGATTGACGAGTCGCGATGGCGTGCTCGGCCATCCTGATCGTGATGGCCAGATTGTGGAGCAAATCGTTCCGAAAGGGAACGACACGTCGGATTGCTCGAACAGACGCTTCACCGAGACGCGGGATGTTCAGCAATTGGCTGTCGAAGAGGACGGCAACATCGTCGACGGTGATAACCCCTGCCTTGCGTAGGGCACGCACAATTCGCGTCGCGAGCTGGGGCGGGTCGATAGATGCAAAGCCGGTCTCGATCAGGACACCGTCCGGGTTCCGCGCCTTGGTGGCGGCACTCAGCAATCGCTTTACGTCCGTGAGGTCAGCCAACCGCCTCTCGCGCCGCCGCGGCACATCGACCACTGGCCCCGTCTCCGTCCCGAGCAGCGCCCGCGTCTCCTGATAGGCCCGATGCTGCGCCGCCGTTAGCTTCTTCATATTGGTATACTTTTTATATCACATGACGGTGCGCGAGGTGCTAAAGCGATTGGTTGCCGATGGGTGGATCGAACTCAAGGCCAAAGGCGGCAGCCATCGGCAATTCGTGCATCCGACGAAACCCGGCAAGGTCACGGTCCCAGACCACGGCGGCGACCTGAAGCCGGGGACGCTCCACAGTATCTGGAAACAGGCAGGACTGAAATGAGGGCCAGGATGGTAAACGAACCGGAGACACTCGACGCCCTGCGCCGTCGTATCGAAGACCTCGAGCGCGTGTGCGCGGAAGCCTACCAGTTGGCGGGCGTGGTCGGCGCACCGGTCTGCGTGCTCGATAATCTCGCGGCGGCCGCGGACGGGCTCCCCATTCCACATGCGTCCTTTCTCCCTATCACCGCCGACGACTGCGAGGCCGTGCGCGAACGGCCGGTGAACCTCCGCGATGCCCGCTAAGAAGAAAGCGGCCACCGCGATCACGGCGAAGGCGTTCGACCGGAAGTTTGACGCGGGCGAGGACGTCAAGGAGTACCTCGACCTGAGCAAGGCCCGCCGCCCTGGCCGCGAGGTCCAGCGCGTCAATGTCGATTTCACGGTGGACATGCTGCAGGCGATCGACGCCGAAGCCACCCGCCTCGGCGTGACGCGGCAGGCGTTCATCAAGATCCGGATGGCCGACGCGCTCCGGCGGTGAGAGGGTTGAGACGCTTGATCTCTCTCAGCCGCCTCACACCAGCAACTGCGCGCCGAGTTGCGCCGCGAGCTCGGAGAGGTCCGGCGGCATCAGACGCCAGTCGGCGCGGCACTTAAGGCAGCGTGTGATTTCGGATGCGCCAAGCGATAGCGCGGTGCCCTGCTCGTAAGCACGAAGACAGGCTCGACAATACGAGTGACGCCCATTGAAACGGGCGCGCTGCATCGGAAAAGCTTTGAGCGGCTTCACAGCGTGACATCGCGAGCACAAAGCATCCGTCCACGGATTCCCACCAGCCGCTTGGATTCTCATCCGCGCATGCAGCTGCATGTGATAGGCCTGATCCTGACAAATAACCAACGGAGCATCATCTCGGCGCGAGCCGTCCGCGTGATGGACAATCGCGCCGGGAGGTAATAGTTTCCCAAGGGCCTTCTCGGCTCGCTGGACGTGAAGAAAGACCCGTCGGCCACGATTCGTTTGTCGATACCATGCGACGACAGGCTGTCGATGATGCCCTTTGATGAACCGGCGTGGTTGACCTAGCACGAGTCCCCGGCGCGGATCGTTCTGCGGTGAAATCCTCGTCCGACCACCGCAGCCACACTCACAATATCCAGGCTCGATCATTTAGCCTCCACCCATCGGGACTGGTTCTTGCGCAGGCGGGGGAGGCTGGGCTCCTTGCTCAAGGGCCTGGACGTGTTCTTGAGCGCCGAGCGCGGCCTCATGCGCTCGATCGCGGGCGGCCTGATCAGCTTCGTGTGCTTGCACGCCGAGCCTGTTCCGCTCGTCCATAAAGAGCTGCATTCGATCGACCTTGGCACCCAATTCAGCCACGGCAAGTTTGACCTCTCGGTCAGCCGCCGCGATCCGTTCTTTGGAGTCAAGCTCCATCTGTGTTCTTTGAATTTCTGTACGATACTTCGCGTTGTCGCTCTGGATTTCCTGCGAGGCGTGCTGCAGCAGTTTTTCGGCGTCCTGCAGGCGCTGCTGCAGCTGCTGCATCTGCGCCGCGATCGGCGGCGGAATCGCGCCCTGGCCTTGCGCCTGCTGCGTCAGCATCTGCTGGATCGGTGGCGCCAGCATCACCTTCGCGCGCTCAGCCATCTCGAGGTGCCCAGGCCCGTCTTGGTTTTTCAAGAACAAGTCGCCGAACCAGGTAATGAGCTGCGGGTTCGCCTGAATCAGGTCGGCCATCATCGAGGCCTCTTCCTGCCGGCGAGAATCGAAGGCCTTGGTCACGCGGACGACGACGTTGAAGGTCGCGTCCGGCGTCAGCGTGTAGACGGGCGGCGTCGGGGGCGGCGCCGGCGGCCGCATCATGCCTGGCGGCATCCCCGGCGGCATCATCCCTGGAGGCGGTGCGCCCATTGGTCCCGGCGGCGGTCCCCCTGGTCCCATCGGCGTGGGGGCGCCAGCGGGAGGCGGCCCAGGCAGACCTGGCATCGGCGGGCCGCCAGGCGCACCACCCATCGGCGGCGGCATCATCCCTGGCATGGTGCTCGTCGCGCCTTGACCCATTCCCGGCGGCATGAACGTCGGCGTCGGCCGCTGCCCGATCTGCACGGTCTCAGGCTCGCCTTGGCCGTTGATGATCCGTGCGAGCCTGCCTGGCCGCTTGCCATAAATCGGATAGAGCAGATTATTCACGATCTGCCCTTCGTATCGCATGCTGCGCCGGAGGTTATTCAAGAAGTGGCTGGTGCCGTGCTGCGACTGCGCGATGAGCACCTGCGCCATTTTGCCGCTGCGAATGCTTGAATCCTGCCGGCCGATGTTCGCGTCGGGCACGCCGGTCGTGCTCTTGATCGCCTGGTCAAACATCTGCACGCTAAGGGCGAGGTCGTTGATCGGCGTATCGACCGGCGTCCGGAACGGCGGCGGCGCCGGATTGCCCATGAGGTCCGTGGTCTTATACGGCAAGGCCGGCAGCGTCCGCGTCGTCGCCGCCTGATACCACGCGCGATAGACTTCCCACGTCCCCTCGGCCACCATCCACGGCGGAATCGGCGTCAGGCCGACCGTCTCCACCAGTTTGCTGACCATCGAGTTGTAGCCCTGGTTACTATCGCGCGCCGGCCGCACCATACCTTCGGCCCGCCGCTCCTGATCGTAGGGATGGAGCTCCTCGCCGAGGACCTTCACGATCGGAATATCCGGCCCGCCCCAGTCGGTCTCATCGAGTTTCTGCACGCCGTCGATCTTCGCCCACTGGATCTGCTTCTCGGTGACCTTGCGCGTCTCGATCGGGTCGGGCGCGTCGTCGGGCAGTTCGTCCTGCCACGCGAGCGTATCGTCCGGCATCGTGCAGAGGGTGCGCGTCTTTCGCTCGGTATACCAGTAATCCACGACGCGCACGCTCTTGGTGAGTTCGTTGGTGTCCGAGAACCACCCCGGCGCCTCGTCGCCGAGCGCCCGCCACTCCATGTCGGAGGCTGCCGCGGCCCGTGCGACGCGGTTCTTTCCAAACTCCGCTTCGTATTGCGCGATCGGCATGTCGATCCCGACGAATCCCCACTCGGCATCGCTGCCGTCGGGCTGTTCATGCGCGGGGTCAAGCGAGACACTCGCCTGGTTGTAATAGCGGTGAATGTAGACCTCTTGGTCGCGCGATTTTCCCGGCAGATACCGCGTCATCACGCCGTAATAGCCGCGGCCGGCAATCGCGGCGCGTGACGCGGCCCATAACCGTGCGTCGGTCGCCTCCGGCGCGCGTTGAATCCCGCGGACCAGGCCTTCACGCACATCAATCTCGCGGTCGCGGTCGGCATTCGGCGTCGCGAGCGGCCCGAAATCATCCGCCGCCGCAATCGTGACCGTAAACTCCGCGCCCTCTTCCATGTTGAGGACTTGTCGAACCGGCTCCCTCACCTTATTGATGGTTAAAGTGGGCCTCTCCGGTGTTGGCGGCAGATTCCCGAGCGCCTGCTGCCCCTGGCGCTGCATTTTCGCTTCGGGACTCCACTGGTCGCCGCTATAGAAGCGCAAATCATCGAGCTCGCGCTTACGTTGCTCCTGATCCGCATCTTCGGCCTGCTTGAAGCGGTCGCGCGCCAGTTTGATGAAGTCGTCGTCGGCTTTACTCATCGTCCACCCACCAACCAGCGGAGGCGCTGCCATAGGGAGAGGTCTTTCGGGAGTAGCCCGCGCTGCACGGTCTGCATCGTGGCGAGGTGATCGTCGTGAATCACGACCATGCCCTCGAGAATGACGACGCGCGTCTCGAGGCGCCGCAGTTCTTCGGCGCACTGCTGCCAGATCGTCGTGAGCTCTTCGCGGATATGCGGGCTGTGCCGCTCGAGCGCCGTCAGTCGTTCATCGACGCTCTCGATGCGCGCGGTGCTCGCGTTGAGATTCGGCAGGATCTGGTGATTGATCGCGTTGGTCTGCGCGTCGATGATGTCGATCGCGTCGGCGCCGACGGTGCGCCGCACCTCACGTCGCAGCGCGCGGGCGGCGCGGCCGTTCATGCGATGCTGTGCCTACGCGCGGCGCGTGCCGCGGCGTGATCCGTCGCGAGCGTGTGCTGCATCGCTCGGCGATGCGCCGTTATCGCCACGGCCATCGATGGCGTGGTCGTCGCGGTCACGACAAAGCCACACGTCTCGCATTGATATTGCTGGATCGGGCTCGCTCGGTGAATGCGAGTGAGGCGCTCGCACTCATCCAACTGATTCGTATCCCTGTTCATCCGCGCTTCGCTTTCAGTCGCGCGGCGTAGCTGCTGACATGTTCGGGCTTGCCCTTCTCACTGCCCACTGCGAATTCTCGCAGCTTCGCTTTCGGCATCGACTCGCGGAGTTTCTCCGCTTTCGGAAACGTCGCACCGTGTTCGGCGGCTTGGAACAGACGCTGCTGACTGCGAGATTTCGCCGGCATTAGTGGGCCTCCGCACGCCACTCGTCGGCGTTCATGTGCAGCCCTTGGTGCCCCTCGACCATCACGCAGCGCCCGCCCATCACCACCGCGTCACACTGCGGCACCGGCGTCACCGCAGACGGCGCTGATGGCACCGACGTCAGGCCGCCCCACATCGGCGACTCGAGCGGCGGTGCCACGCGCGCGAGTTCGTCCAGCCGCGCATCAATCTCGCGAATGTCCATCGCGGCATCGGCCACGCCGTGCTGATCGCCGGCCTCCAGCTTCATCCGCGCATACGCCACTAACTGCGCCTTCTGCTGCTCGAGCGCCGCGCGTCGGTCCTCACTCATACAGACTCCCAGTGTGGCCGCATTCTACACCCGCCTCATGCATATGCTTAGTGCTAGACTCAGCGCATGAGCACCCTCTTAGCCGACCTCGTTCGCCGACAAACCTCCACCTCGCTTCTCGGCGTCTTCAGCCGCACCGTCGATAAAGTGGCCGAGGATCTGGCGCAGGAGCTCCTGCGCGATCCAGCGTTCCGCGACGACCTGCGCGAGCTGATTCGCGCGGCATTCACCCAGACGCTCCGCGACCTCCGCGAGCCGGCGCCGCCCGATCCCCTGGAGGCGCGACGGCGCGAGATCGACACCGCCATCCAAGAGGCGCGCGAGCGGGCGCCGAAGCCACGACCACCGCTGGCGACGAACGAGGAGCCGACGCCATGAAGCGCCCCTACTCCAAGCAATTCACGGCGGCGCGCAATCCGCGCCGCTATCTGCTCTCGGGCATCCCGCCCGACCTCTGGGCCACCGCGCGCGCGCAGGCACGACGCGAGGGCGTCGCCATGCGCTCCCTGATTCTCTCGCTGCTCACCGACTGGCTGAAAGGACGGACGGCATGAGTTTACGACTCGCGGGCCTCGATACCCGGATCGCCGTGCTGACGTGGATAATCGGCGCCCTGGTGGCCGCGAATGTCACCGTGCTGTTCAAGATCTGGAAGTTGGTCTAAGGCTGAAAGGACAGAACGGCATGAACGACCATGAACCTTTCGCGCAGACCTGGCTCGGCATCGCCCTGCAACTCCTGACGGGCGCCTGGCTGATCGGGATGGGAGTCTACCTGTGGTTGCAGCGATAGCGGCGGCCTGTGCCGTCATCTTCGGTATCACGACGTGGCTCGTGGCGCTGCTCAACATCCGCGAGAAGCTCTGGCCGAAACCGCCGAAACCGCATCCCCTCGAGGCCTCACTGCGAGACGTCGCGACCGCCGTGCGCGAGTTGCGCCAGCGCTGAGTCCTCACGCCTGCCAGGACGCCGCCGGTAACCACCGCCCCGCCGTCGTCTGGTCCCCCCGCGGCGCCACCGGCATCGCAAATGTCAACGCCAACGCATCGGCATCGTCCGGCGACGCCACCCCCCGCTTCCCCATCGACTCCTTCGACTCGAGCACCAACTTGTTATTGCGCAAGTGAAAGCCCGGGCCCGCCAGGTCCAACGCTAACCGCCCCTTCGCGTCCATCCCCCGCGTATCAATCGCCCCCCGCGTCAACCACTCCTTCATCCGCCGCCACATCGTCGCCCGTAAATTCCCGTCGCCCTTCTCAATCGTCGGCCCGCCGAAATTCACCTCGAACACTTGCGTGAATCCCAACCCGCGCAACCGCACGACGACCGCGGCGCCAAACGCGCTGTCGATAAACACCGCGTCCGGCGCGTGCGTCCGGATCGCCTCGACCAGCGTCGCCACCACCAACGCCCGGTCATCCGCCGCCGTCTGCGCCCCGCTCAACCGGATCGCCGGCACCGACCGCGCATCTAACCCCCGCCGAAACCGCCCGACCGTCCACGCCGACCCGCCGCCGCTCACATCAAGGCCCAGAATCAACGGCTCGCCGGCCAACGGCTGCACCGGATTCGTCTGCGCCGCCGCAATCCGCCCGCTGTCAATGAACTGCGTCTCGTCCGCCCGCGGCGGCACCCCCCGCACATGCACCCGAAAAAAATCCTCGTCCTCGTCCCCCCCCGCATCTTCCAACCACTCCGCAATGAACGCCGGATTCGGCATCCGACACGTCCGCGCATCCACCACCCGCGTCGTCCACCGGTCCCGCCCCGCCCCAAACACCGCCCGCCACGCATACCCCGTCGTCCGCGTCGGATTGAAAAACATGAACATCATCGGTTCGCCATCCGTCAACCCGCCCTCGGCGGCCTTGAAAATGGCGTCGTCAATCCCGGAGGCCTCATCGAAAATCATGAAGCTGGTCGACGTCGCGTTATGCTGGCCCTGAAACGCTTCGCTGTTCTCCGGCGCGCACGACGCCGGCGTCACCTTCCACGACTCGCGATACCCCTTGCGGTAGAGCACCTGCGAATTAATCTCAAACCAGTGGCCGGTAATGCACCGCTGCGTCCACGTCCGAATCGCCGCCCAGGTTTTTTCGGAGAGTTGATCGTTCGTATTCGCGGTGACGGTGCCAATGGCGCCGCGCCGCGTCGACATAATCCAATCCACGAGCCACGCCGTCATCGCCCCCTTCCCGACCCCCCGCCCGCTACTCACCGCCACCCGAATCGGTAACACCGCCGTGTGCCCGTCAAACCGCCGCGCCCGCACCTGCCGCCCAATCTCCTCCAGCAACTCCGCCTGCCACACGTCCGGCCCCCGATAC